TTCCATCGCCATGCCTTTCGTGTATCAAAATCCCACATCGCTATATTACCGTATACACATTCATCTTGTCAATTCATTTTTTGATGATTTTTCGACGAGTTTTGAGAATGCTACAATGCAGGTGCAACAACAGCCGGTCATTAGATATCGTAATCAAGCCCGACTGTGCGCTCTGCTCGGTGACGACCGGCGCAGTGTCTGACGAGCGTGCACCTAACGGCTTGCATTGCGCAGACAGCAGATACAAAGAGTCCCCACGTCTTAATCGATGTGGGGCTCTTTGCATACACCAACGCCGCCCCATGTTGGGACGGCGTTGATGCAGGACATAACACAATACCCGGACGTCCCGGGACTAGTTTTATTGTACATCAACGCCGCCCCATGTTGGGACGGCGTTGATGCAGATGACCGTTCACGGGAAAGGAACCGCGTACGACGTCTTAATTGTATCACCGCGATGCAGTTCTGCCAAGAATAGGACACCGCGGTAATGAGTTCATTATACTACGGTCTCACGGGCCACTGCGTCACATTCCACACGATGTTGCCGGTGATGTCACGCAGTTCTTGGCGATAGACGCGCCACGCTTCCACCTGCGCCTCGGAAAGATTCACATCGGGCAATTGCGTGTAGTCAGAATTTACGAGCCTTAGATTGCGTTCTGTGCGAAGCGCCTGCATGGCCTGCGCTTCGGTGTACGGACGCTCTTCGACGTCGGCACCGTCGGGAAGTACTGCGTACTCTTCGCCGTACTCATCGAAGTACGCATACGTGATGTTCTGTGGATCGTAGATGCGAAAAATCATAGCAGCACCATGTGCAATATAGGCGATTCACTCGCCACGTCTTCGGTGTTCACTTGCAATGTCATCGTACCGGTCGTGGTCGATGCTCGGTATTGTACGACGTCGCCGGCTTTGTAGAATCGTGTGATGCTGTGCCGAAACTTCGTGTCCTTCGATGATGCGGTGCCCATCGTGGCGACTTCAACGCCGTTCACCACGACGTCGCCGGTGATTTGGTCTTTGACTCCCAGCGTACCAACAACGGATATGACGTAGTAGCCCGCCATGGGCACCGTGATGGACGAGCCCGACCACGTCATGTTGCCGCCGCTGTCTATTTCGGATTGCCACGTTACGATGACGCCGGCCGTGGTGATGCTGAGCGTTGCGGTGCGAGTCAATGAGAGGAACACCGCAGTATCACTGCGCTCTGCGGTGCTCATGCGATCACGCATCAGTTGCGCTTCGTCAGTTTGCAGCCAAGTCAATGCGCACCTCCTCAACTCCCTGCGAAGTCATCGACAACGATACTGCAAAGATTTTGCGCGTCAATGGCGTTGGTGTGTTTGCATCAACGCTGACGAGATCGCCAAGGAAATAGTCGCGACCATAGCGCCACGCTGCCGACTGCAACACCTCGATGTCGAAAGACTGAATTTTGAAGCGTTGACGACGATACCGAGACCACGAGAGACTACGCAATTGATTCTCCGTGGTTTGGTCGCTGCCCTTCACGTACACCTCGCGCAAATTGGTGCCGGTCGGTGCGGTCGTTGGGTAAATCGTGCGAATCGGGTTTTTGTCTTTGCCTTTGCTCCCGATGCCATGAAACAACGTGCCGTAGTTCATGAGATTCGTTGAGCGGCTCAGGTTGCCGACGGTGTTGTTGGCTTGGCTGAATTTCACGTAACTGCGACGGTCGGCGCCGAGGTTGTCAGCGTAGAATAACGAGTAGCCCAGCGTCGCACGGTCAAAGTTGACGGTGAAATCAAGACCGCCGATGTCGGCCACCTTGACCATGGTCTCGTGCACATTCTCGCCACTGCATGACAGTTCGATAGCAGAGCCGATGCCGAGGTTCGTGGCGTTGGTTGCCGTTGTGATACGGCCGTCGGTCCATCGTTGCAACTTCGTGCCGTAGCGCCGCGTAAGCGAAGCGGTTATCACTGGTGGATTACCGTTGGCAAGGCTGCCGATGTTGTAGTTCCAAAGATTTGTCATGATTGACGATGCGGTCGGATACGATGCGGTATTAAAGAACGACACGCCCAACAGATTGGGATACCATGCAACGATGCGCGACTGCAAAATGCATTGCGCATCCACCGCCGTTGCCTTCATGATGGGATTTTGACCGTAGATGCGATCCCAAAACCGTATGAAGCCTACGAACTCCGTATACGCCTGCATACCAACATCGGGGTCACTCCGGATAATCTCGATGATGTATCCGAAGTCCAAATCTTTGACCACTGGTGCGTTGAGGTTTACCGAAAACGTCGCCACGCTTGGCGTGTTGACTTTGTGGACCACTGCGATGTCGAGCGGGGTGACGATGCCAACCGGCACCCCAGCATCGTCGTACAGTTTAATTACGTACTGTATCGCCATGGCTACGCTCGCGAGATCGTGAATACACCGTTTGCGTATGACTGTGCTGCAAGCGTACTAATGGCGCTGATTTTGATGACGTCGTTCACGGCCGCCGTCGCAATCAACGAAGTTTGTGTCATGGTGTGCGTCGATGTGCCTGACGATGCCATACGTGTGGATTGTACAAAGGTGCCATTTAGCTGGATGCCAAGCAATCGATTGCCGGTCGTGCCCGTCGAGAATACACCGTACGCACTCACAAGGTATAAGCCAATGCGCCGCACGGTGATTTCACCCGTGGTCGTGTTGACGCTGAAGATGTTGTCACCCGTAACGCTTGGCGAAGAGTAACCGGTGATGTCATATGTGGTGTTCGCAGTGGTCAACGTGGCTGTTCCGCCGCTCATGGTTGCGTAGGATTGGTACGGTAACTGCGACGTTGTACCGTACATTGCATACGATTGCGTAATGCCTGCAGCGGCAATCACTGCGCCTGTTACGGTGATAGTACCAAGTTGTACATAGACGCGGCCGGTGAGTTGTGCGTTCGTAGCGACTGCGAGTCTCACGCTGTTCGTTCCAACGGTCGTGCCGGCCACGCTTCGAGATACCGTCAATGGTCCCGACGTGCTGTTGACAAAGATAACGACGTTGTAGGTACCGTTCAACGTGGAGATATTGATTGCCGATGACGAAGTGTTCTCATAGAAGTACCCGCCGACGATTGCGGCGCCGTCTTGGATGGTCAACGTTGCAGTACCAATACCACTCATCGTCAAGTCGTTGCCGACCTGAAGCACGCCGTCGCTGAGTGTCTTTGTCTCCATCGCAATCATGCGCGCGGTGTCGTAGCCTGTTCCAACGTTACCGTCGCCAAATGGTGCGCCCGACCCTGTTGCAAAACCAATAGATTGCTCTGCCATTGCTTAGACTCCTATGTAACGCGGTGTCCAATTCATTGTGACACTTGAGGCTGCATCTGTTCCGGTTGCGGATACGCTGATAGTATTGTTACCGTCAACAACATACGGAGATGGATAAATAGCCCAGTTAATCAAATCGCTGTTGATGTCGAGCCATGCAAAGCGATTGACGCCGTCCTGATCGGTGACCGTCTTTGCGCCGTATTTGAGGTCAATACTTACGTATGTTCATGCGGGTATTGCCGTATCAAAACTAATCACGTGACCGAGTGCGTCGGTGATGGTTAAGTCGGTCAACGGTCCAACCGCGGTCAGCACTGGATAACAAATCCAAGTACCTTCATATAAAACATTGGTGATACCGCCAATCCCTGCGGAGCCGTATGGCACTGCGTACGGTTTTGGGTAAGGCGTTGGAGTACCAAGGATAGGACTTGTCAGCGTTGCTTCGTATCCGTACGCGTCGTACCATGTCGGGTCGTCTGCGCGTAGTTGTATCACGCCGCGTATGTTGAAATCTTTGCTATCGGTGTCCATAGTAAGGCTAGAGAGAATTTTGACGTTAATGAAACGTATAAATTCAATTGCGCCATCGGTATAATTCAGCGAAAGCACTGACGCATCGTTGCCGGGCTTGAAAATATCCAGCAACTTATTGCGATAGTAAAAATGGTCGTCAATTGACGATGTAGGCACAACGATGGGCAGGGACATGATGCGAGGGTCTAGACGAAAATCAATGTCGCTGTCGCCATCTTGAAACGGGCCTCGTTGCGTTATGCGGTGCGACGGAGCCATGCCAAAGTTTACCGTGCCGGTAAGATATACGGGAAAACCAAAAAATACACCATTACTGGGGTGAGTATTGAAACCATCAGGATCGTTAAAAGTGTATTCTCCAGTGCCTCGACTAAAACTTACTTCCATTACGCGTCTCCCATCGTCATCATCCAAGCGCGTGCGTCGTTAATCAAAGATGACTCGCTCTGTGTGTTTGCGTACGAAGCGCTAAAAGTAAAGTTGTTTACCGTCTGCGCCGCTGACATTGCCGCCTGCTCGGATGCTCCAATAACCTCAGGTATGCCGTCTTTGATACCGCCTGCGAACTGTAGGTCTTCGATGTTGGTAAACGTCGCTAAGACGTTTTGCGCACCGAGGATGGCATCATCAGAGAACAACGACACGCCAGCGGATGCGCTGAGGTTTGTTGCAAGATTCGCCATCTCTTCTGCAGTGATGCCCGCCGCGCCACCGGTTGACTCAATGACCGCTTGTGTCTGTGCGAATACGCTATTCCACTGCGAAGCCTCTTCGATGGAACCGCTCACAAAGTCGGTGACTGCGCTGATTGCCTTGCCACCGAGTTGCGACGCCATCCCGATAAGGCCCTGACCGATTCCCTGCAATACCCCAGTCATCACCGAGCCCATACCAGAAAACGAAGAGCCCGCTTTGCCAGCGTTTTTGCTGACATCGTCGAGCCCGTCGTTGACGGCCTTGGTGGTTTTCGTTGCATCGTCTTCGCTCTTAAAGCGAATCAGTACCGTCTCTTCGGCCATTACTTCTTATTCCTTCGCGTGCGTACCGTGCGCTCGATGTGCATCATGGCTAAGTCTTCTTGGATAATTCGCCAAGGGACCGCCTCGAGTTCCGTCGGTGTGCAGTGGTACACGTCACGACACATAATCAGCCGTATGTATTCCATTGGCGCTTCTTCGCCCACCCAAAGGTGAGCACTGAGCGCCTTTTTTAGTTTCCCAGTGATGGCGACAGTGAACCGAGGACGGCTTTGACAATCTTTGGAAAGTGCTTCGCCGGGATATCCTCGAATTCGCCTTCGCTGACTTCCACGCACTTGCGCAAAATCGATACGGTAACGCTTAGGTCGTTTTGGCTTGCCTGAAGTTTGATAAGGTCTCCAATGGTCAACTTCGAATCGTCAACGGTGTACTCAATAGACATGTGGGGTGTCTCCTTCGTAGAAAATGGGTGGGGCTAAAAGTTGGCACGCGGTCACGCCCCACCATGACCGCACGCCCGACTATGCGACGTCAGTGTACGTGATGGCCGGACA